ACCTCCGATTGTAATGGTAATTCCTGTATTAAATTGTGTTCCATTTATAACCAAACTTTCACCTCCCGCTGGATCTAATGCTGTGGCACTTCCGGGGTAATCGACAGATGTAAATGTAGGTGGTGCAACACCCATTCTAAGCCAATTATTGCCATCATATACCTCTGCATCATTTATAGTTGTATTAAACCTAAATTGACCAGCAACTGGAGAACCTGGTCTCTGGGCTGTTGTACCTGAAGGTAATTTTACAAAATCAGTATCGTCACTGAATCCTAAAAGGTTTTTATCTAATTTAGTTAATGCCATTATTCAGGTTTAGAAGGTTTTGTTTCTGGAAAATCAGCTGTTGAAGGCCAATCTCTTAATTCTTGTCTATATGTAATCCACGCATCTCTGTTTGCATAATCTGGAGTTTGAGCAATTCTATCTGTAGTTTGTAATTCAGAATTTCTCCACTGTTTAGCTTGCTCTTCTGTTATAGGAGGTTCGGTATATGAAAAAACTCCATCTATATAGTCATAACCTATTTTTATTAAATCATCCTCTAATAATATAAGCTCTTTTTCATAGCTTTCTGCAAACTCTGCATTCGCTATAATTATATCTTTTACTTTATTGTTTTCTATAATTCCGTATCTAGCCATTTTAATATATTTTATTCAAACCAAATTATTCTAACAAATCCGCTTGCCGCATTATTACTTAAATATGAGCCATTACCTGTATTTGCATAAGGTGAATTTACACCACCTGAATTATCATAAGCGCCGCTACTAGGTGCGCCACCCGCACCATAACCACCAAAAAATCCTGCTGAAGCTGCACTTGCATACCAAGTATCTCTTGAAACTGCCCCGAAACCTGGATGGTTTGGTACTGATAATCCAGCTCCACCATTAGCTGTTATAGCTGTTCCACCTGCTGAATTAAATGCTATAGTTGTATTTCCCCCGTTAGCATTAGAGCTTCCGCTACCACCAGCCCCAATTGTTACAGCACATCCAGTCGTTGAAGTTAATGTATCATATCCCCAAACTACTCTACCACCTGCTCCCCCTATGTAAGCATTATCATTCCAACCTCTTTCTCCTCCTCCAACTGCAAAATATCCCACTCTACCACCTGCGTCAATTAAAGCTTGTGTTGGCGTAAATGTTCCACTAGATGTAAAATCTTGATATTTTGGCATTGATCCTCCGCCACCTGCTGCTGCTGGGAAAAAATCTGTAAAATTACTCATATTATTGTCCTATTATTACCCATCCTTGGGCTGTTCCTGAATATATTAGTTCAAAACTTGCGTTTTCATCGTCGAGTGTCATAGTAGTATTACTACCCATTATTTTATCTGTTCCATTTGGAACTACCGTACACGTTGTAGTAGCTGATCTATTACTAATTTTAATTGAATCACCTACCGTACCTGCTGGCAATGTTAACGCAGCACTTGCTGTAAATACATATAAATTACCTGCTGCTGCAGTTGTTGCTCCTGTAACTATTGTTACACCGTATTTTATTGGAGTTGTTGGTATTGTTTGCGTATTTGTAATAACAAAATTACCTTCTGACGGATTTGCAACGCTTATACCTGTTCCTGCCGTTACACTTGATGGGGAAACAACTGTTGTTGCGTTTATACCACCTATACTTCTTATTTCAATTGATGCTCCATTTGGCGGTGCTGTACTAAATGTTAACGTATTACCCGATAAGCTTAAAGTACTATTATCTTGTCTTAATCCAGATATATAAGCGTTTACTGCATGTAAATTAGCAGGTGTAACACTTAGTGTATATGCTGTTGTTGAACCATTCCCAGTAAAGCTATTTGTTACTAAAGCATTCGCTGTTACAGATACAGTTCCTAATTTCATTACCTCAATACCATAACCATTTTGCGGTGCTGTTGAAAATGTAAGCGTAGTTCCCGAAATACTATAAGTACTTTTATCTTGGTATACACCGTTTATAAATACCCATGTATTATTTTCATCTGTTACTTCTGCCCCCAAAGTAAACGCTGTAGCGCTCCCATTTCCAGTAAATGTATCATTACTCATACCAGATAAAGAAAGCTCTTTAAAATGCACTAATTCAATTTCTGAGCCATTTGGTGGCGCTGTTGAAAATGTTACAGTACTGCCTGATGTAGAATAATTACTTTTTGATTGATAAACTCCATCAATATATATTTGCGTATTATTTTCATCACTAATAGTTAAACTACCTATAAAAGCAGTTGTGCTTCCATCACCAGTAAATGTTTCAACTTTTGATATACCGCCTGCTAATGTTGTAAAATGTATTATTTCAATTTCAGCTGTATTAGGAGGGGCTGTACTAAAAGTTAATGTAGTGCCATTCGTTGAATATGTATCTTTACTTTGATAAACACCATCTATATATACTTGTGTTCTTGCTTCATCATCTATTGAGGAGCTTAAAGTGTAAGCCGTTGTGCTTCCGTTTCCTGTAAAAGTATTTTTTTGTGCTACTAGCTGCGCTGAGCCACCAGATGATGCAATAGTAATTGTATCAGTAGATGCGTCTGTAGTTAAAGTAACATTATTACCAGCTACTAATGTTAATGTATCTGTGGCACTATCAGCAACAACACTTGATTGACCAGCTATTGCTATTGTTTCAAATGAGTTACTTGCCCCAGCACCTGCTGAATCTGTTCCAGGAGCCCATTGACTTCCGTCCCATTTTAATACTTGACCTGATGTTGGAGATGTGTTTGATACATTAGTTAAATCTCCTATTGCTGCATTTAAAGCAAATGTTGTTCCAGCTAAACTTATACCAGTGCCTGCGCTATATGTTGTATTTGTATCTGTTGATGCAAAAGTTATAGTGTCAGTTCCTGGAGTTGTTGTTATTGTAACATTTGATCCCGCTGCTAGTGTTAATGTATCTGTTGACGAATCAGCAACTACATCACTTTGCCCAGATACAGATATAGTTTTAAAACTTTCTGTTTGTGTATTGGTATCAGTAGAAGCTATAGTAATTGTATCACCCGTTTCAGTTATTGTAACATTGCTTCCAGCTTCTAGTGTTACATCGTCTGTAGATGAATCACTTCCTGTTAATCTAATTATTGCATCGCTACCGCTTGTAACACTATTTATTGTATATGTTGTATTTGAACCAGCGGCTGTAGCTGTACCAAATTTAACATAACTACCCATTAAACTGTGGGCACTACATTGATAAAATAGAACAGGAGGTGTTGAAACAGTTGGTATAATTTGGGTATATGCTCCTGAGCTACCCGCTGTACCGCTAGTTGTTACTCCTGTTGTATATGCTGTTGTTTTAGCAGCATCCTCATAAAATCTTAATGGATGACTACTATTCGAACTATCAGATTGATCAAATTTATAAGTATTCCCTGGCGTAAACTCCAAATAAGCTCCTTCAACGCCGTCTATTGTATATCCGCTTGAACTACCATTACCATACTCAGGATGAGCTGCTGTTTTAGTTACAACCTTTACAATAAGCGTCTGGGCCGCATCACTATGCAATATAGCTCGATGCCCCGAAAGCTCTAATGGTGACTTAAATTTTACACCCATGAATTATGTTTTAAATTTTTCTAATAAGGACTCTAATATCATTTGTAGAAGGAGCAGCCGTAAATGCTACCGTTACTACACTTGTAGATGTTCTTGTTACATCAGCTATAACTGTTTCGTAACTTGACGCATCATAAAGTTCAACTAATACATCTCTTGTCCCTAAATTATGCGTTACAGTATAAGATGTTGCTGATCCATCTCCTATTGATGTTTTAAAGGAATCTGCAGCTGTTGATATATTGTAATAATTTGAACCATCAGTTGTTACTTCCCAATCATCATCTGATTCATTCCATCTTAACGCAACATTTGTTGAATCACCTCTTTCGATTTCAATTCCCGCATTTTCTGAGGGCGTTCCTGTTGCATTACTATTTAATACAATAATATTATCAGCAAGCTGAATAGTTTCTGTATTAACAATTGTTTGTGTACCTGAAACCGTTAAATTACCTGAAACTAATAAATTATTTGTTACTGTTAAATTATTACCTATTGTAACGTCATTTGGTAAACCAACTGTAATAGTATCACCTGATACAGAAGTTTCAATTTCATTAGTTGTACCTGCTACTGTTAATGTATCTGTTCCTAAAACAACGCCATTATCTGTTCCAGAATCTGCTGCAATATCAAGCGTTGTAGTTATTGAAGCTGTTCCAGCTGCTGTTAAACGACCATCTGCATCTACCGTAAATGTAGGTATTGCTGATGAAGACCCATAAGATCCTGCTGTTACAGACGTTGCTGCTAATTCATTTGCACCTATACCCCCTGCTTTTACTCTTAAAGCGTCGGAGTTTACCTCTATTGTAGAATCATCAACCGCAACATTTAATGTTACAGAACCAGAATTTCCCCCGCCTGTTAAAGCATCACCTGCAATAACTTCAGATATATCACCAGAAATATTAACAAAAGCTGATCCATTATAAATATATACTTTTTTATTTCCAGAAGTAGAGTTATAATATATTTGTCCTTCAACCGGACTCGAAGGAGCGGTTCCTAAAGGATGTATTACAGCGTTTTGTAATTCATTCTGGTTTAAATTTAAATGTGTTAAATATTTTAAAGCCATTTTATTAATTTATATATGCTTTACCGCTAAAAGTAGCTGAAAAGCTTATTGTTAATGAATTATTATTTGTATATGCTACATCTCCTATTACGAGATTATTAGCGGAGTCAACTATTGACACAGAAGGAAATTTTCCTAAATTATGTGTAATTGACCATGTATTTGATGCTGAGCTTTGTGTATGAACAAATGTTTTGTCTATATTAGATGTACCTTTTGTTATACCATAAGCTTTTGTGTCTATAAGAGAACCATTACCAGCTAAAAATGAAAGCTGAGCATCAAAAAAATCTGTTTCTCCTGTTCTATCTGTTAAACTAGTAATTGTATAATTTCCAAAATTATTTGTATTATCTAATTGAAATATAAATACTTCTTTAACATCCGTGGAAGCTAAAAATTGTAAATATTCTGTTACATTAATTTCATTTGCATTTTCTTTACTAATTACTAAATCTGTGATTGCAGAAAAGGCTGTTCCTTCTCCCGAGCCATTTGCAAAGGTAATTGTTCCATCTGCTCTTGGGCTTACTACAGTTTTAAATATAAAATTAAGCTGACCACCTATACCTATTTTACCTGTATCATTAAAATTATTTGCAATTGCTTGTGCATTAAATTTTTTGGTTAAACCAGTCTCCCCATCTGTACCTATTAAAGTATCAGCGTTTGCCATGGAGGTATCTAGATTGTACTGATCTATTTTAGGCATTTATTAATTTTTTTGTATTGTTTTAAATTTTTCTGCTCCACGTGAACCAAAATATGCTACATATACCGTTATAAGAAGTGATTTTAAAAGATCAACCCATCCGCTATCTACACTAAAATCTAACCCCGTAGAGTCTATAAATATTAAAAGCATCATACATACAGTTAAAAATATTAATGTTAGAGGCCTTGTGTTTTTCGAAAGCCAAGAATCAGACTGCATGTCTGCCTGCCATCGTTTTGAAACCTCTTGCATTTCAACTGTATCTTGATGCAATAATGCTAAAGCTTTTTCTTTGTCTTCTGGTGGTAAAGCTGGATCCTTTTTAATTAAATTTTTAACTAAACCAAATACGCCTTTATCAGGTAATACGTCACCTAAGCTGCCTATTATATTTGATCCAGCTCCAGCTAAAAATTTACCTACAGCAGTGTCTTTAAGCTTTTTTCTATTTTTGGACATTACTTTTTGCCTTTTATAATATCAATAATATTTTTAAATCCAGATTTAACATTGTCAACTTTTTTATCTACCGCGTCTGGTACATAATTATCGTTTTCATCTTTTGTTATACCTTTTTTATTTAACCAAATTGCAAAAATAATTATTGCTGTTGCTACTAAAACAAGTAGCGCTAAAATTGTAAGTATGTTCATATGATTATTTTTTATAAGGGAATATTTTATTTAAAGCATCGCGTCTTCCCTCACAGCCGCATGGTACATTTAAACCTTTAGATATAATATCTGTCATAGTTTTTATACCAGTTGCTTTTGTTACTTTTTCTATTGAATCTCCTAAACCTTTTGATTTCATTTTTTTCTTCGTATTGATTTAACTCTTCTTGGTTTTCCCGCTGGTTGACCCAATCTTTTCTTTTCTGCTATTTTTTTTCTTTTTTCAGATGCAGACATTTCTGAAGCTGTTTTAACAGTTTTACTTGAAACTCTTTTACTTGGTCTACAATAAGGCACTCCCCTTTTTTCACCTTTAGTTCTTCCGCAAGGTTTACCCGTGCGTACATCAACCCATTTTTCTTTAAACCAACGTTTTAAAGCTAATCCTTTTTTTGTTTTACGTACAGCCATTATTTTAATAATCCAGCTTGTTTATAAGCTTTTTTTAATGATTTTTTAGGTAATTCATTTATATGATATATATATACACTTTTTTTAGTATGCGTTTTTCCACTCATTAATCTTCCTTTTGAGTCTTTATGAGTTTGGCCACGAACTATTGTGCCGTCTTTTTTAAAGTGCGGTACCCCTTTCATTTCTTTTTTGATTTATTACCCCAATTAGAAGCGCCCACCTTTCTACATTTAGCTAATGCCCCACTTGCATACGCAGATGGAAATACTCTATATCTAGCTTTTACTTTGTGGTAACATGCGTCTTTTTTTGCCATTTTATTGAACTTTAAGTCTGTTTATAGTTTCTTGAATATCCTCCAAAGTTGCTTCAATTTTCATTTTTAACCCCGCTTCAAATTTTGCCATCGGACGTTGATTTTTATAGATAATTATTGTTGGAACGGATTTTATACTTTGTTTTAACGCATCAGTTTGTTGTTCAACATAAGCATATTGTACCTTTACATTTCTTAGTTTTTCTAATCCTTTATATGCGTTTGCATTATTCCATTCATAATTAAAATGAACAATAGAAATATCTTGGCCATAAGAAAATGCGGTGAATAGTAATGCTAAAATTAATGTTCTCATATTAGTCCTTTCTTATTATTTCATATAATTTTTCGTCAATTTTATCAAGCTTATCTGAATTTTCTTCAACTTTTTGTTGTGTACTAATTATTGTTTCTCTTATTAATTGATCTTTTAAATCATATTCGGTTCTTGATACTTCTGGTTCTGGTAATTCTTTTGCAAGCTCAATTTCGCTTTGTAGGCTATACCACATCCCTGTTACGGTTACAATAACCATTCCGATTGTAATTAAATTTTCTATGCTAATATTAAATTTTTTCTTTTTGATTTCTTCAATATCTAGGTCTGCCATTTTATTTTTTTCTTTGTTGTCTCAGCATTTTAAAATCTGCTCCTGTAATTTTATTAAAAGGCGCTGCCATAGCTGCAATTCTTTTTTGCTTAGGAGATAATTGCTGAGGATTTGGGTTGTTTTTATTTTTATTTTTCATTTATGAAGTTTATTAAATTAACAATTCCATTTTCTTCTAGCAGCTTTTCCTCTTTCTGAAGTCCAGCTTTTTGATCTAGCACAAAATGATTTTCTTCTCTTCCAAGCTTTACTTCCTTTTTTTAGCTTAGAAGGAGGCGTTGTAACAGCCGTTTTTAATTTACTTCCAGGATTATCTTTTCTATATTTAGCAACCCCTTTAGCAGTCATACCACCGCCGGCTTTTTTTCCTCTACCTCCGCCTTTTTTGACTTTAGCGTAATATCCGAGTGATTTTTTTCGTGATGGTGCGTTTTTACTAGGCATAATTATTTCTTTTTCTTTTTCATGGTTTTTTTAGTAAGTTTTTTCATTTTCTTACCTTTTGTACCATAACCGTATTTTCCTGGCATAATTTAAAATTTATCTGTTATTATCTTTTATCATATCGTCTATGGACTTATTATATACTTTATCCCGGTATGATTTGTTTTTAAAAAATATACTTTTGCTTCCTGTAGGTAAATCAAGTTCACCAAGCAAAATTTTATATATTCTTGTTATGAGCTGCTTACACTTAAATGAAGTTGTATATATAGTGTATTTTTGATCAGACCTGTTTCGCTGGCGCCAAACATCAATCCATTTATTTCTACGTAGTCTTTCCCATCTGTCTTTATCCCAAGACATAGTATAAACGCCGTTAATAAAATCATTACGCGTAAATCGCGTTTTGCAATCTAAATAAATAAGTAATTCTAAATCAGCATCACTTAAATCATAGGTTTTGCATGCCCATTTTCTTACGAGTCTATAATATTTAAATAAATTAAGCTCTCGTAACTCATTCGCTGATAGTCTCATTATGCAACTAATACAACGTCTGGTTGTTTAATTACTTGATATAATTTATTATTGTATTCAATACCGTGACCTGCTCGTCTATCATAATATATTATATCATTTTCTTTTAATCCTTCCGTAAAATTACCTAAAGAAATAATTTTTGCTTTTAAGTACCTAACGTCATCTACATGCTGATCCATTATAAGAAGACCTTTTTCTTCTTTTGTTTCTTCTTTTATAGGTTCTATAATAATGTAATTATTAATTGCTTGCATAATCTCTAATATTTGAAATTACACAATCAGCGGATATAATTGTTGTTGCAACGCTTACGGCATTAATCAATGCTGTTTTAGTAACTAGCACCGGGTCTATTATACCGTGTTTTACCATATTTACCATTTTTCCTGTTGTTACATCAATACCATTTCCTTCATCTGCATATGGTCCATAATTAATACCCGCGTTTTCAAGTATTTTTTTATAGGGTGCTTTAATAGCGTCACATAGAATTTTTTCTGCTGTATTTTTATTTTTAAGTTTTGCTGAAGCATTATGGAGAGCAACACCACCACCTGCTACAATACCTTCTTTAATTGCTGCTTTTACCGCATAAATAGCATCTTCAACTCTATCTTTTTTTTCTTTTAATTCTATTTTAGAATTTGCGCCAACTTTTAATATTGCAACAGCTCCTGAAAGCATTGCAAGTCTTTGTTCAAGTTTTTGTTTAATAAAAGGGTTTTTTTCGCTTTTAATTTTTTTATTTACTAGATCAATTCTTTCTTTTGCTTCTTCAGGCATTTGTTCTATAGTTATAACCGTTGAAGTTGCGTCTGTTACTGCTTTTATAGCTTGTCCTAAAACATCAGGGTTGATTAAATCTAAATCATCACCTAATTCTTCATTTATTACTTGCGCTCCGGTTATTGTGGCTAGATCTTGCATTGTATCCATTTTAGTCGCCCCAAAACCAGGTGTGTCTATAATGTTTACATTTATATTCCCTTTTACCTTATTCATTAAAAGCGCAGCCATAGGTTGTTGATCCATTTGTGCAACTATTAATAAACTTCTCTTTTCTTTTATAACATGCTCTAATACACTTTGTATTTTTCTAATACTAGGTATTTTAGATGCTACTATAAGGACATAGGGGTTTTCGAGTACCGCTTTGTTCTTTTCCTTATCCGTTATAAGATGCGGAGATTTAACCCCACAATCGAATTGAACCCCATCCACGATTTCGCTGAACGTTTCTTCCGTGTCTGATTCTTCCATTAATACAACGCCGTTGGCCCCAACAGATTTATAAGCGTCAGCTATAATTCGGCCGAGCTCAACGTCATTGTTACAAGATATAGAAGCGACATCCTCCAGCATATCATCCTTTATTTTTATGCTTTTCTTGTTTAAGTAATCCAGGACCTTTTCCAATCCGCTATTTACAGCATCTTTTATTTCACGTACTGTATATGTGTCTGAAGCTTCATTCATTTCCTGGAGCAGAGAATGAGCGAGGACGGTTGCGGTGGTGGTACCGTCACCCGCTTCTCTGACTGTTTTTTTTGCTGCTTCCTTAATTAAGGTTGCACCTATGTTTTCAACTGCGTCCATCAATACTACTGATTCTGCCACAGTTACACCGTCTTTTGTTATTACAGGGTTTCCCATTGTGTCTTCGTATATAACACATTTACCGGAAGCCCCTAGAGTTGATTGCACCGCATTTGCAAGCTTATCTACCCCTATCATTATTTTATCTCTGGCATCGCTGCCGAAAGATAAATTCTTTACTATCTCACTTGGGTTATGTAATTCCATTTAATTATATTTTATTCTACTATACTTAATTACACAAATTTAACGTTTTTTAGTACCCTTTCCGCCATTGCCTCTGTTTACTTTTACAGAAACAAATCTACCTCTTGTATGATCGTAATCCTTCCCTTTTAAATTCATACCTCTTTTCAGTGCGGCACGTCTCTTTCTTTGGTTTTCCGCTTTTTTCATTTTACGATCAGCGGTCATAGCGTACTTCTTATCTCGCAAAGCTTTTCTTTTCGCCGCGAGTGGACTTAACTTTTGTTTTGCCATGTTTCTTTTGTGGTTTTACCTTATCGCGAATTCCTGCATAATTTACGGCAATAAGATGTTTATACTGTTTGTAACTCATAGTTTATATATTACGCGACTATTGGGTATTATTAAATATATCTTTACTACCTATTGTCGCCTTGTAATGGTTTCCACCTATCTTTACAAAGTTACCTAAACAATCTTCAAAGAGTCTTTCAGCAACCGGGGAGATAGCCATCAATTCCTCGGCTCTTCCACCGACCCAAGTAAATATCTCACCCTCCTCGGTTATATACTGATCTTTTGATCTTATGTATTTAATTCTCTTCACGGTATTAAGGTACAAAAAAAATTGATTAGATATAAAGAAGTAATGGGTTACGCTATATTATACGGACACGGGCAAGCACGGGAAAGTCGTTTGTTTACCCCCACCGGGCCCCTTTTCCTGTCTTTTCCTGCAAATCGTTTGCCTTTTCCCGGACAGCACGCGGGCCGAGCACGGTATAGTTATGGTTATAGAGGTGGAGCCTAGCACGATACTATATTGATATTATATATGAATTTTAATTTAATAAATATGAAAACTAAAACAAGTAAAGTAAAAAAAGAATCTAAGAGAAGCATAGTATCTAAAAGGTTCGTAATAAGAAAAAAGTTAGTCGGTCAAGGACTAATCATTAAGTATACAAATTATGATGGCAAAGTATGTGACTACGACCACGACAAAGTATACTACGAAAACCAAGAGAGGTTTGATAACATGGCATGCTTTAAAAAGTATAAGATATACACTCAGAGCTTTAACCTGCCAGCCTTTGTAAGAAATATGAAAGCATATATTTAAATTGTTGTTTTAGTTTGGGGTCTGTGTTGTTTCGAGCAGGCCCTTAACTAAGACCACCAACCTATTACCGCCTGATAACCGAGTAGCCTAGCTAGCGAAAGGCAGGTGTGTATAGCATGTATAGCACGTGCCCGCTCCGTACTGCACTGTTCTACCCCGTAAACCTACGGGAAACCCCGGACCCGACACGTAACTGTACTGATATAATAAATAAAAGCGCGACAGTAGGGTGTTATTAATTATATTATACTACCTAACGTCACCTTTTTTACGTTTCTTCACACAAAGAGAAGAATCGAGTAATACCACTAAACTAGTTTTACAC